GGCTGCCTGTCGAGGCAATGCCAGCGGCTGCAGTGCCCAGGGGCTGGGGGATGGCATCGCTCAGCGATGCGCCGCCATCGCCACCGACGCCATTCCCTCCCTCAGGCGGTGGGTTCACCGTGGCCTGGAGGGTGGTTTCGTCCAGTACAACAACTGCCGAAATATCCACTACGACGCCCTCCCAAGCCTGGTGATCTCCTGTGTGCCAGCGAAAAGCGGGATGATCGTTCCGCTGGCTTGCGTGAGGAAGATCTCCCAGTAATAACTTCCTGCCGTCAGTGGCAGGATTTGCGGGAGAACTCGAAAGACGCCACCGGTTGCATCGGTGAGCTGAATCCCAGCGTCAACAACAAGATTTAACCTCTCCAGGTTTTCACCGACTTGCCGGTAGACCATGCGCAGCTGCGCATTGGTCAAGTTCAGCGGGGTCCCGACCGGCTGCTCCAGCGTTACCGAATTGATCCCCTCCCACGTCGTGCCTTCATAGACGGCAGGGAGATCGAGGATTTGCGGCTGTGTCATAGCTGGCGGGCAGCTGGCGTCAGGCTAGGCCTCGCGATCAGCTGGCCTTGCCGGATTTTTTGGCGGGGGGCTTTGGTGTGAGTTCTTCAGCCAGCAGCGCTTCTCCACCACCGTCTGCTGGCTCGCTGCTGGCAACCTGGGCCAGATCATCAAACTCAGTCAGCGCCTCTTCAAAGGCCTTCTCCGCCGCGGCCACGTGGTCAACGTCTTTTGGCAGCTCCATGAGCGTTTCGAGAACCGTGTTCATGGCCCATGCCGCCTCGATCGGGCCGACCTGCTTCAGGAAGGCCAGGAAGTGCTGGGCGGCGTAGGCGCATTCGGTACGGTTCATGGATGGCGACTCTGGATGGCTGGCGACTGTGGATCGCCCTCATGGTAAGCATGGCCCTGGTTGGCAATGCCAATGCAGGGCCTTGCCAACCAAGGCCATGCTCACGGGCGAAGCGGAGCGGCCATGGGTTGTGCAGGCCCGTAAAGCGCCGACCTGTCCCGCACGATCGAGAAAGCCACCAGCGCCGCGACCAGGGCCACACCAGATAGGCAGATGGCAATCAGGCCGGCATTGCAGCAAGGGGCAGGGGCTGATCGTTGGGGGCGGCGGGCCCGGAACTGGGGATGCAAAACCCGCGCAGGGGGCCGAGAGGCTGGCTTTGGCAGAACGGGGAGAAGAAGTGTGGGCATGCTGAGGTCGCTACGTTGTGAACACGTAACAACAATACATCAGTTCGGCTGTAGGGGTATGATCCGATCATCCCCGGACTGAGCCGACCCGGATCAATGACATCGTTTTCCCGCTTTGCGATCACAACCGCCCTGCTGACGCTCGGCGCCTGCCATGCGGCGCCGGCCCATGCCGGCGTGGGCACTGCGGCCTGGGCAACAGCAGGATCGATCTGCCGGGCCCTGGGCGCCGACCTGACCATCCGCGCCGCCGTGCGAGTGGGGCTTTCCGACAATGCCTACCTCTGGTTTTCAGAGATGCGCGACCCGTCGTTTCAGCAGCTGATGGTGGCCGAAACCGTCAGGCAATGCCCTGAGCAGCTGATCCGCGCCGTCAATCAAGGCCGGACGCAGCTATGAAAGCCCAAATTGACGTCGACGGCGTGTTGACGATCACGCCGGAAAACCAGACTGAGGCTTATGCCCTGCGTCGCTGGAGTGAAGAGGGCGACGCAGGGGGTGTCCTGCATGCCGACTACAACGCATCCTTACCGCCTCGCGCAAAGGAGCACCAGTGATGGCCGCCCGCGTGCTGCTGACGGTCACGGAAGCCGCTGAGGTGCTGGGGGTTTCCGATCGCCATATCAAAAGGCTCATTCACGAAGCCGATGCCAACCGCAAGTCCCGCTGGCGCTGGGGCCGGGAGCTGATCGACCTGGCGCCGGTGGGCAGCAGCAGGCGCTGCGTGCGGGTGAATGTTGCGGCGGTGGCGCCGGGGGCGGGGCAGCCCTCAGCCTCCCCCTAACGCCCTCTCCGCCGCCTCTGCCACCTGATGCGGCTGAATGTGAGCGCGGTAGGTCCGGGAGTGCTGGCCTGGGGTGTGACCCATCAGGCGAGCAGCGGTGTAGATGTCAAGCCTGCTGCCGCCCTCTCGCCATAGTCTCCCGCCGTAGGCGTGGCGCAGGGAGTAAGGCCGCCACGGCAGCCCCTGCCGCCGAAGCTCCTTGTGCAACCACTTGCTGACCGCATCCGGCCGATCGGCGCTTCCCTCTAGGCGCAATCGCAACCGCCGATCCCGCAACCCGAACCGCTCTACCCACTCACGGGGCAGCGGCACAACCGTTCTGAAACCCGTCTTTGTGCCATCCGCCACCTGGCACAGATCCCGACTGATCAGCTCCGCCCCCTCGATCTCATGGGGCCGGAGCCCGTAGCAAGCCATCATCCCCCAATACCAGCGCACCGGATCGGGCGCCCCCTCCACCCAGGCGATGATCTCGGGGTCAGTGGGCACCGCCACCAACTCCGCCTGGCTGTAGGTGGGCAGTGGCACCTCCGGGAACGGCACCCCCACCAACCTGGCCAGATGCCGCAGCAGGTAGAACAGCTCTTTGTAGCTGCACGTGCTGCGGTCGTAGCGCTCTAGCGCCTTGGCCATGCTGGCGGTGGTGCAGGCGCTGGCCGGCGGGATCTGCCGCAGCCGGCCCAGATAGTTCACATCCCACGTGGTCTGCCCCGTGCGGCCGAGCACCACCCGAGCCCGGTAGAGCCTGGCGATGGCCTCGCGCCACGTGATCGTCCCTGATGCCTTGTCCAGCCAGTAGGCCCATTCAAAGGTGCCGCTCTCCAACTGCTGCTCCAGGGTCTTGAGCTGCTTTTCTGCGACCCGGCGGTTGATCGGGGTGTCGTCCAACCGAAGGGCGATCCTGGCCTGCCGCAGCCCTGGAGCCCCGTCGCGCCGCGGCAGGTTGGCCAGCAGGTAGAGCCGGCCCCTTTGGCAGTTGATCGAGGCCATGGGCGGCGAATACGAAACGTCCGGGGAGCAGACCTGGCAGCGATGCACCGGCCGTGCATAACGTACGCCGTTCTAGTCCCTTGCTGTCCCTTCCTGTCCCTTAATGCCGTGCCGCCGTGCCGCTCAGATCGCTGTCAGGGCTTGCCATTTGCCCGCGACGACAGGCCAGAACTGCAAGATACAAATCCTCGTCAATCTCGCGGATGTCGTAGTGCCAAGCCAGTGATAGCAAGGGGTCTTGGGGCTGGTGCATAATCCGCGCCTGTCCTGGGCCGTGCCCATGGCACTGCAAAACGTGGTACGGTTCACGGGTCAGCAGAAGAGCCCTGAGTGGCCCTGCTGGCACCGCCTTACAACCCACCCCGCGCAGGCTCTGAGCAGCCGCCGGGATCCTCATAGGACCGAACCATGACCACGATCAGCATCACCGTTCCCGCTCTGAAGACCATCACCCGTGGCCTTTCCTCCGACTGGGGCCCGACGCTCCATGCCGCTGCCCGCCGCCTGGGGGCGGTGGTGGCCCTGATCTACACGCTGGGTTTTATGGCCGGCGAGCGCTGGCATCAGCTGGTGGCCTGGGCCCAGAAGCACCAGCTCCACGGCCTGGCCACGCTGGGGTTGTCCGGGGGCAACTTGAAAGCCAGGCTTACAGGTTCAGCTCCAGACCAATTTCCTGGCGCCACGGAAATGGTCACCACCTCCGTGGGGCCGAAAACCGTTGCTACCACTAACGGCGCCGAACTTATGCCGGCCCCAGATGCCGCTCCGGTCACCACCCCCGCCAACGTCGCCCCGCCCTCGATCCGGCACCTCGCCGCTCAGGGCTGCAGCCAGCGGGAGATCGCCGGCACACTGGGGCTCACCCGCTACCAGGTCCGCAAGGCCCTTGTTGCCTGAGCACCACCACGGCCCGCCGGAGCCCATCCGGCACCCCTTCCCATCGCACGCTCCCCATGGCCACATTCCTTTCCATCACCAGCGAGGGCGGCAACTTCGGCCGCGTGAAGTGGACAAACGCTGCCCCCTTTCCCAAGGGGATTGTCTGGGGCCTGGTGCAGTGGGACATCTGGTGGCCCTTCAGGAACAAGCTCTTTGAGGCTGATGGCCCGAAGCTGGCTGCCCGGTGCGAAGAGATGGTCGAAGACCTGGCATGGACAGGGACACCCTTCGAGCTGACAGGCGCCTCCCATGGCAGCCAGGAAGGCCCTGGGGTTGTGTTCTACGTCAAGCGCAAACCGAGCAGCTGATCACACCTCCAGCTCCGCCACCTCAGTGACCATGGCCTCGTAGGCCTCGCGAGCGGCGGCATTGATCCATCCCCTGGAGGGGGTCCACACCGGATCCCCTGATGGCCAGGGTCTGGCGCCGCCGTTTGCCGGGTTGTTGGCCTGGTTCGGCCGGGGTGTGGTGGCCGGCAGGGCGGTGCGCTCCATCAGCGGGAAGTCGCCCGGGCCGCGGGGCTCACCGGTGCCGCCGATCGGCCGCCAGGGCCTGCTGCTGGCCTGGTCGTACTTCTGCCGCGTCGCCGCGGCCAGGGCCTGCTGCTGCGCCTCCCATCGCTCGCCGCGGCCGCTGGCCAGCTCGTTCTGGATCACCAGGGCCTCGAGGGTGATCGGGGACAGGGCGCAACGGCAGTTCGGGTGCGCGGGGGTCTTCACGCTGCCGGCGTAGTAGAGGGCCCCCATCCGAGGGGCACAGAACTCACAGACCCGATCGTCGGCGGTGGCCACGTAGCGGACGAACCCGACGCCAATCCGGCGGAACGTTCTCTCCCTGGCTTCGCCGGCGGCGATGTGGGTCTCGGTGCGGGCCACGGTCTCGGCCCGGTTCCTGAAGGCGTCGTTGATGTGGGGGAGGCGAGCCTGGAGGTTGCGGGCCAGGGCGCGGCTGTCGACGCCGGTGGCCATCTGGGTGGCGGTCTCGAACTGCACGGCATCGCCCCAGTCGCGCCACCAGCGGAAGAAGTAATTTTTCGAGGCCCAGACACGATCAGATGTGGCGGCGTTGCGCTGGCGGCGGTAGTTGGCGCTGAGCGCCTTGAAGTCCCGCTCCGAGGCGGCGATGACGGCCCCC